GACAATGGAGAAATTGCTGCCGCAGCAAAGTCGCAGTAGTAAACGGTTCTGTAGCTATTGGCGTAAGCGTTCAGCTTGTCGTTGTACAAACGAAGCTCTCGGCATTTTGCTGCCGTAAAGCCGATTGAAGCACTTGACGGGAAAACTGCAGAGCAAATAATGATGGTTACACCGGCAAGCCGAATAGCATCAAGAATCTGTACCGCTATTGCATAGGTCGCATCTGCTGTCTGAGAATTCCCAAAAATGTCGTTATAACCACCATTAAAAACAACAAAGTCGGGTTTCATCCCAAGTACGCCAGGAGATACCGCAGCCGCCCCCGCGTCACCAATTTGCCCAAAACCAACACCAGATTTTGAACCATTCACACGGGACAGCATTCCAGCAACGGTGTCACCGTTTACACCTGCGTTGTTGATTAGGTCTAGCCGATGACCAGAAAGAGCTTGTGCCCAGTGCCAGTATCGCGGTCGACCCGTTATTGATGTAGCACTCTGGTCTGTGTTTTGTTGAGTTCTTGAGTCACCAAAAATGATAACCCTTCGACCCACTTGCGAAAGCGTTCCGCCAGACACAGCAGCATTCACCGCATTGGCTGCGGCATCGGCCTGTGTCTGGCTGCCGGCCAAGCGCATGGGCACCAGCGCATCAGGATTGGTGACGGTGTCAGTGAACACCGCTTTACCCTCCCCTACCCTGGCCTGGGCGACGTCGTCAGGCAGCGTGGGGGTGGCGCCAACGTCGAGCAGAGTGTTGGCGGGGTAGTAGAAGGGGCTGGTGACTTTGACGGTGCGGGTCATGGCGCGGTTCCTGGGCTGGCGTCAACGGGATGGCTGGCTCGCAGCATCGCAGCCCGGTGCGACGCTGCGTAGGGGAAAAATTTCACCCCCGGCGGCGGCCGCGCAGTTGGTTGAGCTGCTGCACGCGGCGGGGCGACACGCCCAGGGCTTTGGCGAGCATGTCGGTGCTTTGGGCGTGGCCGCCTTGTTGTTCCATGGCTTCGAGCTTGCTGAGCAGTGCACCTTTGGAGCGGCGGGCGATGTAGTGGTCTTCGCCGCCGTGGCTGGCGCGGATGTTGGCTTCGATGCGGGCGAGCATGTCGGCCGGGATCTGGTCGCCCAGTTCGGCGACGACCATGGCCAGCAGGGTGGGCAATACGTCACCGGCCATGGCGAGCACTTCGGCGAGCGCGCAGCAGGGCGGCCAGGGCAGCTTGGGGGTTGGCGGCGGTGGATGTTGCTGTGGTGGTTGGATTTGGGGCATCGGGTTTGGCGGTGCTGGGGGTGGGCGCGGACGTCTGCGCAGGTGATTCGGCCAGCACCGTGGCGTCAACCGCGTTTGCGGCGCGGGCGCGCAGCTCGGCTTCACGGCGGGCGCAGTCGGCCTCGGTGGCGCGGTGCAAGCGCAGTTCGGGGTGGTAGGTGGCGGAGAAGGCGTAGACGAAGGTGTCGAGCGGTTCGTTGCGCACACCGCGTCTTTTGACGTAGCGGTTTTTGACGGGGTCGAAGGTTTCGCTGACCAGGCCGGGGAAGTACATGTCGGGTAGTTCGGCGCTGAAGTGGCACTGGCGCTCCAGGGCGGGCATGCTTTTGGTGGCGCGGCCGGCGGCGCGAGCTGCGGCCTCCTCGGTTTGCAGGGCCTGGAGGTGCTCTTCATCGCGTTTGGCATCGAGGCTCAAGCGGCCGAAAAGCCACTTTTTGACGGCTACGGTGCCAACATGGTGGATTTGGATTCCGTGGCGGTCAGTTTTGCCGCGCCAGGTGACGTCGACCTGTTGGCCTTTGCTGAGCACCGGGGCGTTGTTGGGCACGGCGCCGAAGATGCACAAGGGGCGGCGCACGCCGTGGCGGCGGGCCTGGCGGTGGTAGTTCTTCACTTCCTCGGTTTTGTGGCCGGCGGCGTCTTGGGATGTAGCGTCAATTTCAAGCCAGCCGCTGCTGGCGTGCTGCACGCGCTGGGTGAGCAGGTGGGTGAGTGCGTGCCAGACTTCGTCGCCAGCGGGGTCGCCGTAGATTTCGATGTAGTCGAGCACCCAGAAGGCTTGTTTGCGGCCCCAGCCGACGAGCTGCACCGCCAGGCGGTTGTCTTGGGTGTCAACGCCGGCGGTGATCCAGAGCACGCCATCAGGCGCGGTGCGCAGGGCGTAGGTTTCGGCGCGATCTTTGATGGCGTCGTGCTTGACGCGGCGGGTAGTTTCGTCTTCCCAGGTTTCGGCCAGGCGGTCGTTGGTGAAGACTTTGAGTTTGGCGGGGTCGGACTGGGCGTCGAGCCACATTTCAACCAGGTCAGCCCAGCGCGGGCCCAGGCCGATAGCGTAGTACAGGCAGTTGGTGTGGTAGCCGCGGATGCGCCCAGCGGGCGCGGTGGCCACCCATTTGCCTTTGGCGAGCATGTCGTTTTTGTGGTGCTCTTCGATTTCAGCGCCGCATTCTTGGCATACGTACCAGGCGCGGCGGCCCAGTTCGGGGTGGCGGTGGGTGGCCCATTTGAGGCCAGCCCATTGCAGGTGCTGGAAGTGGCCGCAGTGTGGGCAGGGCAGGAAGCGGCGGCGCTGGTCGCTGATGAGCCACTTGGCTTCGATGCGGCTGACGCCCTTGATTTGCGGACTGCTGATGTAGAGCCGCTGATAGGTGCTGGGGTAGCCGCTGGTGCGGCCGTCAAGCATGGCGCCGGGGTCGTCACCGGTGGGGAAGTTGGCAGCGACTTCGTCCAGTTCGTCGGTGATCATGCGGCGCACGGTGGTGCTTTTGAGCCGCGCGGGGCTGCCGGCGTGTTCGAGGTAGAGCTGGCCGCCGGCAAAGTCTTTGAAGGTGCGGGTGTTGGCGGCTTCGCGGCTGGCCACGCTGGTGAGCGAGGCTTTGACGGCGGGGGATTCGTCAATCATGGGCTGGAGCTTTTGCGCCACCCATTTGTTGAGGCTGACCTCGCCCGGCAGGGCCACCATGATGGGGCACGGGTCTTCGGTCATGGTGTAGCCCACGACGTTGAGGGCCACTTCGGTTTTGCCGAGTTGGATAGGGAACATGAGCGCGCATTCGCGCACGGTGCTTCCGATGCTGAAGCAGTCCATGGGCTCGCGCAGAAGTTCGTTGCGGGCGGTGACCCACTGGCCGGCCACGGCGCTGCCTTTGGTGCTGAGGATACGGAAGCGGTCAGCCCACTCGGACACTTTGAGCAGCTGGCGCGGCGCGGTGGAGCGGGCCAGCGCACCGAAGACGACGTGGCCCGCCGCCTGCGGCTGCACAGGCTGCATCTGGACGGCGGTGATGTCTTCGGGCAGGCGGTCCCCCATGTGGTTCAGCCCTGCCCTGCGGGGTTGTTGGCGGGCGGCTGGCCAGCCAGTTTGGTGAATTTTCGGCTGATTTCGGTGAGCACCTGGCTGACCTGGCCGCGCACGGTGGCGCGGATGCGGGCTTCGTCGCCGTTCAGGGCGGCCAGCTCGGGCGAAAGGTTTTCGGCCCAAGCTTCAAGGGTGGTGCGCAAGGCGGTGCCGGCGTCAACTAGGGCGGCGGACACTTCGGCTTTGCTGACGAGTTTGCCCACGCGTTCTTCAAGGTCTAGGCGGGCATTTTCGGCGTCATAGAACTCTTTGCGGTCGCGGTCGACCCGGAATTGCATGGGCACCACGGCGGCGCTGGCGCGTTTGGGGGCGCCGGTGGTTTGGGCGATGAGGGCGAGGCTTTCAGCGGCGAGCACGTGCTTGCCGTCGTCGCTCATCACCAGGCGGCCCTCTTTTTTGAGGTTGCTGACATAGCTTTTGCCCCAGCCGTTGCGGGCAGCAAACTCTTGCTGGGTGCAGAGGTTGACGTCGGGCGTGGGCGCGGCGTTGGGCGCTTCAGGTTTTGGGATGCAGGTCATCGGAGGCCCTGTGAGGTAAGTTTGGCGATGTGTTCGTCCAGCGCAATGCCGACCTGGCGGGCGATTTCGGGGCCGGCGTTCCGTTGGCTGACGCCGATGAAGTCAACCCGCTTGCGGTAGGTGATGGTACGCAGGTACAGGAACACGGGCAGCAGGCCACGGCCGTCGCGCTGGTACACGCCGGGCTTTAGCTCGCCTTTTTGCACCAGCACGGCGATGTAGTCGCGCCCGTGGCGCTTGGCGGCGGCCAGGCGGCGGTCGAGGCTTTTGCTGATGGTGCGCTGGTAGCCGGGTGAGAAGTCGCGCCCCAGTTGGCTGATGACCTGGTTGATTTGCGCGCGGCTGATGTTGCCGAATTGGTCGAGCGTAGCGTAGCGGCCGGGCACGACTTTGTAGCCGCTGGGCATGGAGCCTTGGGCAATGAGGGCGCGCTCGAACTTTTTGAGGTCGCGCCCGCCGCCTTGCTCTTGTGGGGTGAGCCATTCAACGGGTGCAGGGGCACCAGCGCGGGCCGGCTGGTCGCGGATGAAGACCTGCGCCTGCAGGTCGTCTGCCTTGGCGGTTTTGACAACCACGGCGCGGGCGGTGAAGCCTGTGGGGCGGTCGATGTGGGAGGCGATTTCGCCGATCCAGTCGCCTTCAAGCTCGCGCGCCGTGCGGGTGAGGCCCGTGGCCACCGCGGCGTTGAGCCGGCGGTCAGAAAAACCAGCCAGGAGTTTTTGCGCGCCCTGGTCGCCTTCGAGCTTGAGGATGATGTTCATGGGTGGGCTCCAAGCAGCAAAAAGGGGCAAAAAAGGGGCCGGAGAGCGCTTAAGCAGGCGAAGCGGGCTAAG